TGAAGATGGTATTGCCATTGTGAAGGAGTACATCTCCAGCCTTGCCAATGATGAGAAGACCGAAGCATTGGTGAACATGGTGTTCCGCCTGTTGGCTCGTGATGCCAAAGGAACACTCAAGGCAAGCCGAATAGTCCAGCTCCGCAAGGTGGCGCAGGACACAGGGGATGAACGCTTCCTTGAAGGTGTACGCATCATCGAGGAGAGTTATCAGCCCGAGGTGAGCAAGCAGTTCATCCGCGCAGAGGTCAAGAACGAGAACGGGATGTGGAAACCCATCCCACTTGGTATGACAGAATCCTAAAAGTTGAAGATATGATCCAGGAAGTAGAAAAACAACCGAAAGTAGCCTTGTGCCGCAAGTGTCGCGGCACAGGCAAACTTCGCGACCCGGAGACACAGGAGGTTCGGGTTTGCGACCAGTGCGAAGGCAGCGGAAGGGTTACGGTGAGTGCAAAGATGATCTTTGACATCCGTCCGTACCGAACCAATCAGTAACAATCACTAATCATCACTAACCAATGGCCAAGAGGCGTGGAGTAAGTTATCAAAAGAGAGTGACAGATATAAATAGGATATATGACGAGCACGCAAAAAGAGGACTCCCTAACAGGGAAATCTGGCGTCGGTACATATATCCTGTTTATGGTATATCCGAACGAACCTTCTACAACATACTTCACGCCTCGTGTGAGCCGAAGAATGAGGTGCCAGATGATGTGCAAATGTTTTTAGATTTTGACTATGGCGAACAATGATATGAAGCAGGTTATCCGCAATATTCTCAAAGATATTCGGGTGGAGTTGTCAGATGAGTTTGACCGCAATTTTGAGCGGCAGGGCTTCTTCTCGGAAGCGTGGCAGAGGCGCAAGAGCCCGACTCGTCCTGGCGGCTCCATTTTGATTGATACGGGCGGTCTTCGCAAGAGCATACGCAGTAAGTCAACGGATAGCAGTATCACCTTTTATTCAGACGCTCCGCACGCAGAAATCCATAATGAGGGTGGAGAGATAACGGTGACAGCCAAAATGAAGCGGTTCTTCTGGGCGAAGTATTATGCAGCCACGGGGTCATTCGGACGAAAGAAGAACGGGGAGCGGAGAAACGACAAGCGCACCATCCAGTTGAGTGCTGAAGCCGAGTTCTGGAAGCACCTCGCTCTGATGAAGGTCGGCAGCACAATCAAGATTCCGCGCCGTCAGTTCCTGGGGCACTCCCCCGAAGTTGAGCAGTCGGTGCGTGAGATTATAGAGGAGAATTTGACAGAATATTTCAATCACGATTTCAAGGTATGAGAACAGAGTTATACAAAGCCCTGTGCGAGAAGTTGAGAAGCATAGGCGATGGAGAGATTAAGCACATAGACTTGTGGAACCGCAATGTGGAGTTCATCGAGCAGGAGGAGGCTTGGGAACGCCCTGCAGTATTTATCGAGATTTGCCCGATAACCTGGGAGCAGACTACGGGTGGCAAGACCCAGCGTGGCACTGGGCTTGTGAAGCTTCACATCGTGACCGACTGGAAAGGTTCTGCTGCAGACGGCAGTTCAGACCAGGATGCAGCGTTGGCAGTATTCGACTATTCAGAGAAGATACAGAAGGTCATCGATGGGCTTGCTGGAGAGAAGTTCCACGCCCTCCACCTGGCGGAAACCTACACGAACCACGACCACGAGGAAATTGTGGAGAGCGTAGAGGTTTACAGGTTGCGCGGTGTGCGGCATATTTAGCCCATATCCACACGAAAAGAGCGTCCTTGGCTATTTGCTTGGGACGCTCTTTTTATTGCGTTAGAACGGCGTTAAAATGCCTTTAGGCGGCGATGCGATGTTGCTCTTCCTTCTGGGTGTAGAACATCATATCCGTATAGTGGGCATTGTAGTTCATTGTCGCATTGAATTCCACCTTGCGGCAGTTCTTGAACGGGTTGCCCACGGTCGGGTTCTTGCCGAGCCAGTCGCAGAGTTCTACGATGGAGGACTTGTTTGAGGTGAAGTAAATGAACTGATGTCCTGCCAGGATGGTAAGCACATCGAGGTAGTCCGCCAGTTTCCAATACATGCTGTATGTCCCGACCTCGGTACTCAAGTATGGCGGGTCAACCAGGAACACCACGTTCGGGGTGTCCTTGTACTGCCTGAATACCTCCTTGTAGTCAGCCGAGACGATGGTGATATCCTCGAGGTAGTCCGCCGATGGAGGATAGTCCGCCTTGCGTATGTTGTTGTAGAGGGCCTCCTTTTTCATTTCGGGAATGCTCAGTTTGTACTTCATCGAGAACATAAGAGCGGAGGATACGGTGATGAAGTCTATATAACCATACTCTCGCTCTTCCTGTTCCAGACGGGCAAATATGAGGTCTCGCTTCTCCCCTTTGATGCAGCTGTGTTTCGGCATATCGCCCACGATGGCACGCAGGTCAGCGAGTAGGACATTGGTTCGGGGTATGTTCTCCAGGCGAAGGCGGTAGTTGTCGAAGTCATTATATACGACGGTGGCATTTGGCTTCTGGCACTTGGCGATGTGGGACAACAAGCCCGAACCGCCGAACAGATCCACAAAAACGGTGTCTTCGGGATATTGCTCAAGAACCTTGATGAATTCGCGTGCGAACATACGCTTTTGCCCCACGAATGGCAGTGGGGCTGACAGATAGTTTTTTCTCATTTATGTGTTTAATTCAAATTTTACATTGTCGTTGCCTCCCAGCAGCGACTCGGTCTTCTCTATGTTGTTTTGGTATATGTGAACATTACCAAGGAACAGCGTGATTGATTTCAAAGGCAGGTCTATCTGTCGTGCCATAAGGTAGAGGTGGTAAATATCTGCAGGGAGTCCGAGGTTGGCATCGGAGCTGCGCTGGTATGCTGACACCACCAGTTCGCCCTCGTCGATCTGGAACTGTACCAGACTCAAGCAGGGTGCCTGGTTGCTCTCGGCGTTTGTCGCCCCGAGAAACAGCACATAGTTCTTGCTGCTTCGTTTCTCTCTGTTGATTTTCTCGATGAGAGGCGGCAGCTTCTCGAAGTAGGTTGGATAAGAGTTTACGAGGATGGAACCGCAGTAGTCCCACCAGTTGATACCAGCTTCGCGGTACTTCTCCACATTGCGTTCCCCTTGCATAAACAGCTGGAGTTCGGAGCGGAGCTTCTTGCGTGCTATGCCGTGCCCCTCGAAGATGTCGAGCAGGTCGGCTGGCGTTAATGACAGTTGTTCGTTGAGCAAGTAGCGGATGTTCCCCTTCTTGTTCGTTTGGTTCTTGCCCGATGCAAGCACCTTGTGCAGGATTTGGTGATACTTGTTCATAGCCGTACATTTGAAATGGTATGCAAAGGTAGTACGGCAATTCCGAAGCTTACGGCATAGTCCTGCAGATTACACTGCAAGCAGATTGCAGTCGCTTTTGAAGCGTTTAATAAGGTCGTACACCTTGCGTTCGCTGATGGTGTACTTGTCGGCAAGTGTGGCCACAATGTACGACACCTTTTCACCTTGAGTAACCAATGCCAGATACTCGTTAAACAGGTCGATATATTGCACATCTTCCATTCTTATGCCTGCCGTTTGGAACTTTTTCAGTAGTTCCTTATTCAAATTTAGTATCTCAATTACTTTCATTAGCCTAAAAATTACTATCTTTGCACCGTCTCACTTATTTATGTGCTTCGGCACACACATAAAAAATTACCATTCTTGGTGGCAAAAGGGTCTATGCCCCCAGCCATGCCAGGAATGGTAGTTGTGTTAATAAGTAAGTGAGACGACTGATTAACAGGCTGGGGGCTTTTTTATTACCCACCCCCGAAGGGTTGTTCTACACTCGGTATGAGTCCAAACTGAAAGCGTCCTTTTTGTCCCAACCGATATCCAGTTTCCCCTGAATATACTTGATTGATTGCACATAGAAGTCCGTCAGTTCTTCCACGGTCTGGAATGTGTGATAGCAAGGTTCATCGTCCGTGCCGAACTTGAACTTTACAGGCAGGGCTGCTTCAGGCATTTGGTGTGCGAGGTCGTGCGCTGCCTTATAGTTGAACTGGTTCTCTCCAGACAACCATACACGCATGCCGTTCCACTCGAAGCCTGACAATATAGCCTCGTCCGTCTGGGCGTTGATCCAGTCAACGACGGTCTTCTTTATCTCGTCTTCAGTAGGTCGGTGGTTGAACTCCTCCTCCATGTAGGTAGCCGAGCCGTCCTCGTTCTCCTGCACATCCCAACGGATATGCCATCTGTTTTTTGCAGGGTGTGTACATTCTATCAGTTTGACCCCTGCAGAGCCTTCAATTCTTCTCATACATTGAAATGTTGCGTGCGTCTAAGTGAAGACGTACTTTGTTCTACCTTTGCCGAAGGTCTCCGACTTGATGGTGGTTTCGAAGGGGAAGCCATCGGGCATTTCACTTACTTGTTGGAGGATGTTCTTCATCTCCTCCGAATTGGTGAAGAACTTCTTCTGCTCACCGTTCACCTCGATGGCAACGACACAGCGGTCTTCGCCCTGGCTGGTCTTCACTCCAGTCTCGAAGTCTTTTACTACGATGGGCAGGTTCACCAACTCGCGGATGCTTACCACCGCACCCGCAAATCGCTTCTTGCCGTCTTCGGGCTTGTAAGCGACATTCAAATCCTTAAATGATTTCATTTCTTTGCCTGTTAATTTATTAAACAACATTATACAGTTGGCGTGCTTTGCCATTCCGTAGAAGCTTGCTATCAAAACACGCCGCCTTTTTCTACTTTTTACCTCGTGCATCTTTCGGGCGAACTTCTGCTTAATGCGCTTGCGTAGTCGCACATGGTCAGGATAGATGACATATCCCAGGAAGTCAATGCCCTCGTCCACTGGGAACACACGCTCGTTGGCTTTCACCTTGAGGTCGATTTGCTCCAGCTGTTCGTGGACAGCATCACGAATCTCCCACAGTTCCGATTTCGCGTTACCGAGTACGACCCCGTCATCACAATAGCGGTAGAAATGACGGACTCCGTACCTGTCCTTCAGATAATGGTCTAAATAGACAGACAATAAGAGGTTGCCCAGTCCCTGTGATGAGCGGAGCCCGATACTGATACCGTCAGGCATCATTCGGACAAACCCGTCGAGCAGGTTGATGAGCGTCTTGTCCTTGAACACCCTGCGGACGCAGTACATAACGAAGTCCTGCTTCACATTCTCATAGAACTTTGAGATGTCGAACTTGTAGCAGTACTGTGTTCCTTCGGGGTCTTCCTGTAAGTCACGGCGAATGTACTTCATCAGGTCGTGCATTCCCCGTCCCTCGATACTTGCGGAGGTCGTGCGTATGAACCGCTTCTTCAGGTGTCTGTCGACCACTGCCATTATGGCGTGAACGGCGATACGGTCTTTCATAGAGAGAACCTGAATGCGGCGGAGCTTGCCACCCTCCACAATCTCCCTCTCCCGATATCCGCTCACTTTGAATGAGCCGTCGGCAATCTGGTTGGTCAGTTCTTGAATGACCTCCTCCCGATGCGCAAGAAGATAACGCCCCTGGCGGCAGCGTTTCCGCTTTTTGCCACGGAGTACCTGGTTGAACGACTCCGCCATATTGGAGTAGTCCACAATCTCCTTGATGATGTAACCTTCTCTTCGCATACTGTTAGTTTGAGGCTGTTGCCTTCCTTCCTTGGGTCCAAGTTCTTCGAATCCGTCAGGACCTACCAAACTCTACCCGTCCGTTTAATTTTTCAGCTTTCCAGTCTGTGACTGCTGTTGCTGTGGCTTGCTCCCCTCGGCACGACGGTGAGGATACATCCTCGGTGTTGTACGCCGATATAAATACTTTGGTTGTTTGCCAGGCGCGACCCGATATTCGTGTTCGAGTTCGAAGCATCGTTATTCGCATTCGCGTACGACACACCGCCATTCGAGTTCGCGTTGTTGTTGCCACGATAAACCACACGGCTTATGGGGAACTCCACCAATTCGGCTACAAAGGTACTGAATAAACACGAACTCCGAGAATGTCGGCTACAGGAACAACCAAATAATGGCAGCAATTCCACCGCCGACAACAGTCAGGATCCAGTCAAGCCAGTCCCAGTAGCAGCCTTTGAGCTTATCCTTGAGTTCAAGGCAAGAAGCAGCTACTGCAGCCGCATAAATAGCGGTCCAGGGTGTCAAGGCAAGCAACCCTACAAAGAAGCCTCCGATAAGGTGTTTGTAGCGGTCGCTTTCTTTCAGAAATGAAATAATTTTGTTCATATTGCTTGGATTTGAAAAAATGTTTGTATCTTTGCAGTGCACAGCAATGTGTAGGGACAGGGTCAGTGACCGTGTACCGCCAACGGGGCATCGAGGGATGTCCCATTTTTATTTTACTTCTTTCAGTATGTTTTCCTCTATGATGTAGAAGAACATACGTCCAGAATATTTTCTTCTCGCTTCCGCTAACGCATCAAAGAACTTCTTCTCTGGGCTTGGGAATTCAAAGATAACAGCCTCCCCACCTTGCTTGGTTAGAGCCTTCTTTGCATACTTGACTATATTGCTGGCACCGCCAGTAATACACTTCAAGTCGGCTTTTATGCCGTCCATACGGATGTCGTATGTCTGACCAGCTGGGCGGTTTACACCCTGCAGATACTCCACATCGTGACCGTTATCGGCCAACACCTTGCACATACGCATCTCCTTGACGAACTTCTGACGCTCGGAGTTGCTTGCCTCCGATTCGGCGATGCGCTCCCACTGTGTGGCGACAAGCCCGTTGTCATTAGGGGAGATATAGGTTCTTTCCCATTCCTCCTCGTTGTATCTGACTATTCGCCTTGATGCTCCGATGTTGTCCTCCAGCTGTGCCCTGATGAGCTTGCACGCAGCACACATCTCATTCTCTGGAATGAACGGCTTTGCTGTATTCAGTTTGCCCTTGGCGATGTCGCAGCTCTTGCACTTGCGTATCGTGTAGGGGTTGTAGTCGGGCACGCTCTTCCCCTCTTTGCCAGGATTGAAACGGAAGATGCCTTTGGAGTCCCTGCCTGTGGCGAGTTCCCCGAGTGCCATAGCCTCCTCGTGGTCAGTTGCAGGGTGCTTTGACTTGCGTACCTGTATGACCGTGCATCGGCAGTTCCAGCCGTTGGGTGGGTAGAACTCCTCCCAGAACGAGTCTGAAGGTGGAAGCGTTATCCCGTGCATCGCGGCGTGTTCTGGGCGCACCTTGCCGTCGTTGGCGGTTCTGTACTGGAGGTGGTAACGGTCCCCGTCCTCCATAAAACCCTCCCAGCGGGCAGCCATTTCAGCCGAGGAGACCACGAAGTTGTACTCCGCACGCAGATAGTTGCCGTTGTACTTCTCGTCTATCTTTCGAACATCGTTCAAAAAGCGTTCGAACGGTTTTCGGCTGCCGTCCTCATCGAGCAGAGAGGGGAACGCTTCGTTCAGTTCGTGGAAGGTCTTCATTCCCGAGAAGATATAGTTTGAGCGTGTGAGCCTACGGCGCATAAGGTCGGACATCTTCACCTTCTCGAAAGATGAGTCCAGCACCGAAGCGTGTGCTTCAATGAACTCCTGCATTTTGGGAGTCTCCAGGACCTCTATGTCGAGGTGAGCCCCCTGCTGGCGGAACAGCGTTTGCATCATCCCGTCAAAGAGCTCCGACAATTGGGTGCGTATCTTCTCCTCTTCCTCTTTGCGCCCAGCGATAAAGTGAAGCGGTTGCCCCTCAAGCAGTGTTGCATACCTTTGGTGCAGCCCCACATAGTCAGTGGGGCTTAGTCGAAAAAACGGTGGGCGTTCTTTTGCTTGCCTTTCGGCTTGTTGCCGTCTTCGTCTCCCCCTGTCGGGTCGTTGCCTTCATCATCGTTGTCATCAGGAGCAGGGGCGACGGGTGTCGCCTGGCGGCGTTCCCCTACAGGCATACTGTACTTCTCGGCAAAGTATGTCGGGTCCACCTCATAGCGGTCCGCAATCATAGTCTCGTATGCCACTTGCTGCTCGGGAGTATAGTCCACCGCATCGTCCCATTCGAAGCGAAGTCCCTTGATGGGGAAACCGTGCTTCACCATACGAGGTATGAGCTGGTTGTTCACGATGTCGCGCAGCATGTCGCGGTCACTCTCCACCAGGTTCTCGAACACCTCGAGGTGCGTCTGTGATTGTGAGAGACTGCTGCCGTCCTCGATGGTCATTGTCTGACCGATGATGAGCTTTGAGAGCTCCGAGTTGGCACGGTCCACACGCTGGTTATATACATTGTAGGCATCGCCTTTGGCGGTCTCCTTGAACTCTATCTCCGTTTCGGTGGTTGTCACCATGGAGAGCTTTGTTCCTGAAGCGTCAAGCATACTCATCAGCTGGGCGTGTTCCTTTGGGTCTCGGGATGTTGTCCTGGCAATACGCATAGGCATACCGAAGATCTCTCCGAAGGTATCCCAGAAGGCGAGCATATTCTTCTTGGCGATGGTCTGTGTGGCAGCCTTGAGGAGCAGTCCCAAATCATCGGGCAGACCAGCCTCGATGAGCCAGTCCGTGAACGGCGGCTCTCGGTACTCCGTTCCAGAAGTCCAGTCCATGCCGAGCTGTGGTACCACGCGCCCATATTCGGGAATGACGTGCTTTCGTGGCAACAGGGTTACCCCGCTGTAGCAGATACAGCCGTCCCCGTCAGTCGTGATGTCGCCCAGCTCAATGAGCGAGTGCCCCCAATAAATGGAGTCGAGCGCATACTTGAGCAGCTGCTTGAACCAGGACTGCTCAAAGAAGTGTTTCGCTTCCTCGTTCTCCTTTCCTTTGGCATCGACCAGTTTGAACGAGCGTGACATTACGAATCCCTTTCGCTGCTCGATACAGCCCGACAGGTGAAGATCCACGAGCGCATCGCGGTAGATGTCATAAAGGCGTTGCCTGTTGGGGTTATCCACATTGATAGCCAGCTGCCAGGCATGGCGCCAGTCCTGCATATCCTGACGGGTCAGTGCATCGGTAGTCTTCTGAAGGTCGATGATGACCTTCCGCACGTTCCTCTTGTCCCCTTTTGCAAGGATAAAGTCCCCATGGGGCGTGTGTATGATGTTGTCAGGCTTTGGGGAGAAGCCCATAATTGAATCCTTGAATCCCATAGTTACCAGGTGTGATGAAGTTGTGGTTGTGAACTGAACAGTGTCGTGCCTCCCGAGGTGTTGCCCTCCCCGTCTGTGGCGAGTGGCAGGTCTGGGATAATCTTTCCAGCCTGTACCCCTTCCAGCCATTTGATGGCACGCTCGTATCGTTCCTTTCGTATCTCTGAACCCATTTTCTGTGGCATCGCCGATACCATGTGGTAGAGTGCAATGTCACAGGCGTACATTACCAGTTGGCGGTTGCGCTGTTCGCCCTCTGTAGCGAATGCAGCAGCGCAGTCATATTTGGGTCGCAGGTACCCCGACATCTCCTCGATGGCTTCCGCTTCCGCATTGGTGCGGTTCGCTTCGTCCGTCTGGGTGATGACCTTGAGTGCGGCGTCCCCTATGACAACCTTGTAGTCTTCCTCTGTGATGAACATACGGCCTCCTTCCTATTTGGTTATGAACAGGGCGGACTTCTCAATGTCCTGTATGGTTGTACCCTTGCGGAAACGCTTCTTTGCGATGAGTTCCTTGAAGGTCTTTTTGGGGGCGACCTTCAGGCTTCCGTTCATATATACCACGAAGTAACGCAAGCCCGTGAGGTTTGCGAGTTTGATAGCCTTCTTTACGGCACGCTTGTACTTCCAAGCGAAAATAACTCTCTTGATAAACTGTATCATACTACCATATATTTTTTGATGTCGGGCGAGCCCCGAACATCGGTTTGAAACTCTCTTGTCTTGTGTTACGCTGCAGGTACCATATAGCGCCTTCATCAGCGTCGGGCGCATCATCGTGAACACGGCTTCCTCGCTCGAGTGACAGTGTCTGTTCTATGCCGACCTGCATATCTGGGGTATCCTTCAGCGCTTCATTGTAGAATACGAAACCGCGTTCCCACAGAGGTGATATCGCCTCGATGCGCTGTATCTTCTCGGGCTTCTTGCGCTTGTCAGGAAGGATGGGGAGTTGGTAGCCTCGCAGGTTGCCCTCGGTGGTGAACTCATCGAGGATGATGTCCTGCATAAAGTTAGCCTCCATAAAGAAGCGTATTGCCACCTTGTCGCGTGTTGACTCATAGAGGTTGTATAGCCAACGCACCATTCCTGACACTGTGTCTTGACGGACATAGCAGTCTATGAGGTGGAGTTCGTTGCCTATCTTTCCCCATAGGCGCGAAGCCTTGTAGTCGTTTGCGGTTGTGGACTTGAATGAAGGGTCGGTATAGCACACGAGCATCTCATACTTGTGCAGTGGCAGCACCTTCTTGTAGCGTATCCATTCGTGGCGGAAGATGGTTCCGTCCTTGATGGGATTGTGCATCATCTCCTTCTGCCAGGA